CTGAGCGAGCGCCAATACGCCGCGCGCGTCGGTCTCTCGCGGGGCGCGATCCAGAAGGCGAAGGCGGCGGGACGGCTGGTCCTCCATGAGGATGGCAGCATCGACGCAGAGGCGAGCGATGCACGCCGGGCGGCGATGACGGACCCGTCGAAGTCCCGGCGCACCACGGCATCCAAGCTCAAGCCGGTCCCCGACGCGGCCGTGTCCGCCGTTGGCGACACTCTGCGGGAACAAGGGCTTGCCGCGCCACCCGTCGGCAGCGGCACGACCTTCCTGCAGGCCAAGACCGCGAATGAGGTGCTGAAGGCCCAGGAGCGGCGCATCCGGCTTCAGAAGCTCAAGGGAGAACTCGTCGACCGCGCCCGGGCGGTTGCGGTCGTGTTCCGGCTGGCACGCGAGGAGCGCGATGCCTGGGTGAACTGGCCGGCGCGCGCGGCGGCGCTGATGGCGGCCGAACTCGGCGTCGAGGCGGCCGCCATGCAGAAGGCCTTGGAGAAACATGTACGCGCCCACCTCGACGAACTCGCCGAGGTCCGGCCCGAATTCCGGTGACGAATATGGCCTGAGGGATTTCGAAGGCGCTGCTGAGATCCTGCGCGCCTGGGGCAACGGGATCCGACCGGATCCCGACCTCACCGTCTCGGAATGGGCGGACCGGCACCGGATGTTGGCGTCCCGCGCTTCGGCCGAACCGGGGCGCTACCGCACAATGCGAACGCCCTACATGCGGGAGATCATGGACCGGCTGTCGCCCGGCGACGCGGCGCAACGGATCGTGTTCATGAAGGCCGCGCAGGTCGGTGCGACGGAAGCCGGCAACAACTGGATCGGCTTCGCCATCCATCAGGCCCCGGGCCCCATGCTCGCGGTCCAGCCGACCGTGGAACTGGCCAAGCGCAACTCGCGCCAGCGGATCGACCCGCTTATAGACGAGAGCCCCGAGCTCCGGGAGCGGGTCAAACCGGCCCGATCCCGCGACGCCGGGAACACGATGCTGTCCAAGGAATTCGCTGGCGGCATCCTGATCATGACGGGCGCGAACTCGGCGGTCGGGCTGCGCTCGACCCCGGCGCGCTACATCTTCCTCGACGAGGTCGATGCCTATCCGGCCTCGGCCGACGAGGAAGGCGACCCGGTGACCTTGGCTGAGGCACGGTCGCTGACCTTCGCCCACCGGCGCAAGGTGTTCCTGATCTCGACGCCGACGATCCGGGGGCTCAGCCGCATCGAGCGCGAGTTCGAGGCGTCCGACCAGCGGCGCTACTTCGTCCCGTGCCCGCATTGCGGGGCGATGCAGTGGATGAAGTTCGATCGGCTGCGCTGGCAGAAGGGCAAGCCGGAGACGGCGGAGTATCTCTGCGAGAGCTGCGATCAACCCATCGCGGAGCACCACAAGACGGCGATGCTGGAGCGCGGCGAATGGCGGGCGACCGCTGTCGCCGCTGATCCCACCACGGTCGGCTACCACCTCTCGGCGCTCTATTCACCTGTCGGCTGGCTCAGCTGGTCACGGATTGCGCGCAGCTGGGAGGCGGCGCAAGGCTCCGACGAGGCGATCAAGGCGTTCCGCAACACCATTCTCGGCGAGACATGGGTCGAAACCGGCGAGGCGCCGGACTGGCAGCGGCTCTACGATCGCCGCGAGGCGTGGCGACCAGGCACGGTTCCCGCGGGCGGGCTGTTCCTGACCGCCGGGGCCGACGTCCAGAAGGACCGCATCGAGGTCGATGTCTGGGCCTGGGGCCGAGGGCTTGAGAGCTGGCTCGTCGATCACGTCGTGATCGAGGGCGGGCCGGACCGGCATGATGCTTGGGACCAGTTGACGGCACTCCTCGACCGGTCGTGGCCGCATGAAAACGGAGCGCACCTTCGGATCGCGCGGCTCGCCATCGACACGGGCTACGAAGCCCCGGCCGTCTACGCCTGGTCGCGCAAAGTCGGCTTTGCGCAGGTCGCGCCAGTCAAGGGGCTCGAAGGCTTCAATCGGTCCAGTCCGGTCTCCGGCCCCACTTTCGTGGATGCGACCGAGGGCGGGAAGCGCCTGCGTCGAGGCGCGCGACTCTGGACGGTGGCCGTCTCGACCTTCAAGGCCGAAACCTACCGCTTCCTGCGGCTTGAGCGCCCGACGGCCGAGGAACGTGACGAGGGCGCGGCGTTCCCGCCCGGCACGATCCACCTGCCGACATGGGTCGAGAGCGAGTGGCTGAAGCAGGTGGTGGCTGAGCAGCTTGTGACGGTGCGCACGAAGCGCGGCTTCGCGAAGCTCGAGTGGCAGAAGCTGCGCGAGCGCAACGAGGCACTCGATTGCCGGGTCTACGCCCGCGCGGCCGCCTGGATCGCGGGCGCCGACCGCTGGCCCGAAGAGAAATGGCGCGACCTCGAGGACCAGCTCGGGGCGACGCCCACTGACAGCGATCCCGCCGGGCAGATCCACCGGCCGGGACAGGCCCCCCAAGGCAAGCGCCGTTCCGACTGGATCGGGCGGCGGGAAGGATGGTTCTGAAATGACCGACTGGACCCAAGCCGAGCTCTCGGCATTACGCCGGGCCTATGCAAGCGGCACGACCCGCGTCAGCTATGACGGCAAGTCGGTGGATTACGGCTCGGCCGAGGATCTGCTCGCCCGCATCCGCACCATCGAACGCGCGATTGCCAGTGTGGGGCGGCCGCTTCCGGTCGCCGGGCTCGCGGGCTTCTCGCGCGGGGATCGCTGATGGGGGCGAATTGGTTCGACCGCGCCATCGCCTCGGTCGCCCCTCGGGCCGCCGCGCGGCGGGTCCTGGCGCGACAGGCCTTCGAGACGCTCGCGCGCGGCTACGAGGGCGCCGCGCGAGGACGCCGCACGGAGGGCTGGCGTGCACCAGGATCCTCGGCTGACACCGAGATCGGCGTGGCCGGGGCGCTCTTGCGCGACCGCATGCGCGACCTCGTCCGCAACAACCCGCATGCAGCCAAGGCGGTGGCGGTGCTGGTGAACAACATCATTGGCGCGGGCATCATGCCGCGTGCCGCCAGCGGGGACGAGGCGCTGGACCGTCGCGTCGACGATCTGTTCGAACGATGGGCCGAGGCCTGTGACGCAGACGGCCAGCTCGACTTCTACGGGCTTCAGACGCTGATCTGCCGTGAGATGGTCGAGGCCGGCGAAGTGCTGGTGCGCCGTCGCCTGCGTCGCGCCGCGGACGGCCTTGCCGTCCCGCTGCAATTGCAGGTGCTGGAGGCCGACTTCCTCGACGCCACCAAGTCCGGCGCGCTTGGCGCCAGTCGGCTGGTGCAGGGGATCGAGTTCGATCCGCTCGGCAAGCGCCGGGCCTACTGGCTCCACGCCGAGCATCCGGGCGACGCCTATGGCGCCCTGCAAAACGGCCTGCAGAGCCGGCCGGTCCCGGCGAGCGAGATCGCGCATGTCTATGAGAAGCAGCGCACGCAGGCGCGCGGCGTTCCCTGGGGCGCGCCGGTCATCCGCGCCCTTCGTGATCTCGACGATTACGAGGTGGCCGAGATCGTGCGCAAGAAGACCGAGGCTTGCGTCACCGCCATCGTCTTCGGCGACGACGAGACGCAGCAGGGCATCGCGCCGGCGGTGGTCGACGCCGATGGCAACCGGGTCGAGCAGTTCGAACCAGGACTCATCGCCTATGCCCGCGGCGGCAAGGACATCCGCTTCAACCAGCCGGCCGCGACGGGCGGCTACGGCGAGTACAAGCGCGCAAGCTTGCATACCATCTCGGCTGGGTTCCGGGTGCCCTACGAGCTACTCACCGGCGACCTCAGCCAGGTGAACTACTCCTCCATCCGGGCGGGGCTCGTCGAGTTCCGCCGGATGATCGACGCTGTCCAGTGGCAGCTCTTCATTCCGATGCTCTGCACCCCGGTCTGGCGCTGGTTCACCGAGGCCGCATGGGCCGCGGGACAGATTCCGACGCCGGACGTCCCGGTCGAATGGTCGCCGCCCAAGTTCGAGGCGGTCGATCCGCAGAAGGACGCGATGGCGAACCTACTGTCGATCCGCTCGGGCACGATGACACTGGCCGAGGTGATCGCCCGGCAGGGCCGCAATCCCGACGCCGTGCTGGCGGAGATCGCCGCGACGAACGCCAAGCTCGACGCCCTCGGGCTCGTGCTCGACAGCGACCCCCGCCGCGTCACCAAGACCGGCAGCGCGCAATCGAGCGACCCGGCAACCGATCCGGAACCCGACTCGGGGCAGCCGGACACCGCCCAATAGGACTGACTTCATGGACACGATGATCGAACTGCCGGCGCTTCGCCGGTCGGCGGAGCTTGCGCCGAACACCGTCGATGCCGACGCACGCACCGTCGAGGTGATCTGGTCGGCGGGCGCGCGGGTCCGGCGGGCGAGCTTCTTCGGCGAGCCCTATGACGAGGAGCTGAGCCTCGACCCCGCCCATGTCCGGCTCGACCGGCTGAACGCGGGCGCGCCGTTCCTGAAGGTGCATGAGATCGACACGCTCGATGCCGTCATCGGCTCGGTGGTGCCCGGCTCGGCGCGGATCGAGAACGGCCGCGGCATTGCGCAGGTCCGCATCAGCGAGCGCGCCGATGTCGAGCCGATCTGGCGCGACATCCAGGCCGGGCACATCCGCGCGGTCTCCATCGGCTACCAGGTCCATCGCTTCGACATCTCCAAGCCCGACGGCGGGCGGGAGCTCTGGCGGGCGGTGGACTGGACCCCCTTCGAGATTTCAGCGGTCCCGGTCGGGGCCGACCCCGCCGCGGGCTTCCGCAGCCAGAGCCCGCTTGAAACCTGCGTCCTTCACCGCCGGGACGCGCCCCCCAACCCGCAAGGAGCATCCCCGATGACGGAGAAGACCCAGACCCCGGCCCCGACTGAAGAGGTCGTGGCCGACCAGATGAGCGAAACGGCAGCGACCGAGGAAACCACCATGACCGACACGCCCCTGAGCGCGGCCGACACGCAGACCCGCGCGCGTCCGAAGACCGCCAAGCCCGAAGCCACGGATCCCGAGGCTGTGGCGAACCGCGCCCGCGAAGCCGAACGTGAGCGTGTCTCGACCATCTACGATCTGGCCGGTCGGCTGAACCTCGAGCGCGGCTTCGCCGAGGATCTGGTCAAGCGCGGCACCGGTCTCGACGAGGCGCGTCGCCTGATCCTCGATCAGGTCGCAGCGAAGTCGGAGGAGACGCGGACCTTCGGCCAAGTCTCCGTCCCGCTCGGTGGCCGGGATGAGCGCATCACCCGCCGCGATGCCGTGGCCAATGCGCTGCTGCACCGGTACAGCCCGACGCTGTTCCCGCTTGAGGACGCTGCCCGTCAGTATCGCGGCATGACGCTGCTGGAACTCGCCCGCGAAAGCCTCGGCAATGCCGGGGTGAACACGCGCGGCCTCTCGCGTGACGAGGTGGCGACGCGCGCGCTGCATTCGACCTCGGACTTCCCCGAAATCCTCGCGGCCGTCACCAACAAGACCCTGCGCCAGGCCTACGAGGCCTATCCGCGGACCTTCGCACTCTTCTGCCGTCAGGTTCTGGCGACCGACTTCAAGGCGATGCACCGGGTGCAGCTCGGCGAGGCGCCGCAGCTCCTGGAAGTGGGCGAGAGCGGCGAGTTCAAGCGCGGAACGCTCGGCGAGAGCAAGGAAAGCTACCGCGTGAAGACCTACGGCCGGGTTGTCGCCATCACCCGGCAGGTGCTGATCAACGACGATCTGGACGCCTTCACCCGGATCCCGGCGATGTACGGCAACTCCATCGCCCAGCTGGAGTCGGACGTGGTCTGGGGCATCATCACCTCGAACCCGGCCATGGCCGATGGCAATGCGCTGTTCCACACCACCCATAAGAACCTCGCGGGCACCGGCGCGGCGCTCGACGTCACCAGCGTGGGTGCAGCCCGCGCCGCCATGGCCAAGCAGACGGGTCTAGACAAGAAGACGGTGCTCAACATCCGCCCCGCCTTCCTGATCGTGCCGGCATCTCTGGAACTGAAGGCCGAGCAGCTGGTCGCGCAGAACCTTGTGCCTGCGTCGAGCGGCAACGTGGTGCCGCAGTCGATCCGCACGCTTAGTCCCATCGCCGAGCCCCGGCTCGATGCCGCCAGCGAAACCGCCTGGTATCTGGCCGCCAGCCCCAACCAGATAGACACGATCGAGTACGCCTATCTCGAAGGGCAACAGGGCGCCTACATCGAGACGCGCAACGGCTTCGATGTCGACGGGGTCGAGATCAAGTGCCGCCTCGACTTCGGCGCCAAGGCCATCGACTGGCGCGGCCTCTACAAAAACCCGGGTGCCTGATCCGGCCAACTTCCCTGACAACTGAACCTTGACGAGACGGGCGGACCTGACGGGCCGCCCTTCGTCTTTGAAGAGGACTTTCGCGATGAAGAACTACATACAGCCCGGCAACACCATCACCCTGACAGCACCCTATGCGGTCGTTTCCGGCGACGGCCTGCTCGTCGGCTCCATCTTTGGCGTGGCCGCGGGCAGCGCTGCCCTCGGCGAGACCGTCGAAGCCGCGCTCGTCGGCGTCTTCGACCTGAAGAAGGTCGCCTCGCAGGCGTGGGCCGCGGGCGACAAGGTCTACTGGGACAACACCAACAAGGAGGCGACGAAGACCGCCACCGCCAATACGCTGATCGGTGTTGCGACCGAAGCGGTCGCCGGTGGCGCCGGTGACGTCATCGGGCGGGTTCGCCTGAATGGCAGCTTCTGATGTCGGCCATCGCCGCTGCGTTCCAGACACTGTTCGCCGACCCGAACATGGCGCGGGACGCGACCTTCACGCCAATGGGCGGCAGCGCCGTCTCTGTTCGGATCGTCTTGCGCCGGCCCGACCGTGTCTTCGAATTCGGAGAGACACGGTTGCATGCCGCTACGACTCTGCTCGACATTCGCGTCGCCGATGCGCCCAGCCTCGCCGAAGGCGACGGGTTCCAGTTGGACGGTGTCTCCTATGTCGTCCAGGGGGAACCGAGCCGGGACGCGGAGCGACTGATCTGGACTGCGGAGCTGCGCGAGGCATGAGGTTCTCGATCAGCACGATCGGCGACCTCGGTAAGCTGATGAGCGACGAGATCAAGGCCGCCGAGAAGGCCGTCACGGCCGGGATCTCACAGGCCACCGAAGGCTTGAAGACCGAGCTCCGGACGCAGGTCACCTCGGCGGGACTGGGGCCGAGACTGGCGCGCACCTGGCGCGGACAAGTCTACCCCAAGGGCGAAGACAGCATCCGGGCGGCGGGTCTCGTCTGGTCCAAGGCGCCAGGCATCATCCGCATCTATGAGGACGGCGCGACCATTCGCTCGAAAAGCGGCTTCTTCCTCGCGATCCCGACGGCGGCCGCTGGCCGCTACGGGGATGGCGGCCGGAAGATCACGCCGGGTGGATGGGAGCGACGGACCGGGCAACGGCTGCGCTTCGTCTATCGACGCCGCGGTCCCTCTCTCCTCGTGGCCGACGGGATGCGTGCCCGGACTGGCAAGCGTGGTGGCTTCTCTCGCGCGAGCGCTTCCGCACTCCGGACGGGCCGAGGACTGGTGACCGTGCCGATGTTCATCCTGGTTCCGCAGGTCACGGTCCGGAAGCGCCTTGAGGTGGCCGACGCCGCCGAGCGCTGGGTGAGCCGGCTACCCAGCCTAGTCGTGCGCAACTGGATTTCTGATGAGGACGGGAGCCGCTGATGTCTCGACGTGAACAGATCCTCGCCGCACTCGCGGCTGTTCTCGCGGGGCAGTTGGCGGCGCCGGTGCGGCGCAACGATGTGCTTCCCGAAAAGGTGCCCGCCGCCGGTGTTATCATCATGCGCGATGGCGAGCCCGGCGAACCCGACATCACCCTCAATCCCCGCACCGAGTTCTACGCGCACCGGGTCGAGCTCGAAGTCTATGTGCCGCGAGATCCCAGCGGCGGCGGCGAATCGGCGCTCGATCACCTGCTGGGTGCAATCGGAACCGCTCTGCGTGTCGATGAGACGCTCGGCGGCCTCGCCGAGAACCTGACGCCGTCAGCCCCGGAAACGGGTGCGCTCGCTCTCGAAGGAGCGCCGCCGATGCTGACCGCCCGGATCATCGTCACGATCGAATACCTGGTGAGCGATCCGCTCACCGCCTGACCCAACCACGACAAGACGGGAGTCATCCATGCCCAAGGCGCGCGCATATGGCGCGGACGCCACCCTCAAGGCGTGCCGGGAGGCAAGCTACGGGGTCGCGCCGCTCACCGGCTATCAGAGCCTCGATTTCAAATCGACCGATCTCTCCTCGGCCCAGCCGCTCGGGGACGACCCGCTGCTCGGACGCGGGCGCAACGCGCAGGATCCCTATCGCGGCCTCATCACCGACGAGGGCCAGCTCGACATTCCGCTAGACCTGCGTGGAACGGGCTTCTGGCTGACGGGCCTGTTCGGAGACCCGGTGACCGCGCCCACGAGCGCCGGCGGCTCGATCGTCTTCGCCGTCAATCCCACGGCGGGCGACACGGTCACCTTGAACGGTACGGTCTGGACGTTCGTCTCCGGTACGGCGGGCGCAGAGGAGACGCAGATCCAGGGAACGGCCACGCAGACCGTCGATCAGCTGGTCAGCGACCTCAACGCTTCGGCCGATCCCGAAATCGCCAAATGCACCTATTCGCGGCCGACGAGCACGCAGACCCTCCTCATCGCATTCGATGTCGTCGGGGCGACCGGGAACGCCTTCACGATCTCCGCCTCTGCCGCGGCAGCTTCGGCGGGGACACTGACCGGCGGCGGTTATGCGCATGTATGGGAGAGCGGCGCCGACGACATCCCGAGCTACACGATCGAGGTCGGCCATCCGAAGCTCACGACGCCGGTGTTCTTCCGTCACCTCGGCACGGTGATGGAGAGCCTGAACTTCGAGATGGGCCAGGAGGGACCGGCAAACGCCCGTCTCCAGCTCGTGGCCCAAGGCGAGGAACGCTTCTCGGCGACGGTCGACGCCAATCCGACGGCCTACGCGCTCCGCCGCTTCAGCCAGGGGCGCGGCTTCATCCGACGCGGCGGTGCGGCGCTCGCGGGCGTTACGGGCGGCAGCCTGACCTTCTCCAACAATCTCGAACGCGTCCGGGTCATCCGCGAGGACGGCAAGATCGAGGCGGCCGATCCCACTTTCGCCTCGGCGGAAGGATCGATGTCGGTACGCTTCGATGGCGCGACGCTCGTGGCCGAGGCCGCCAATGGCGATCCTGTCGGACTCGAATACGGGTTCACCTTCCCGGAAGGCTACGCGCTCCGCTTCGAGCTGCCGCGGGTCTTTCTGCCCAAACCCAAATATGCCGTCTCCGGCCCCGGCGGGGTCGAGGCAAGCTTCGACTGGCGCGCCGCCTACGATGACAGCGAAGGCACGATGCTGCGCGCCCACCTCCTGAACGATGTCACAAGCTACACCTGAGGCCATTCCCATGATCCGCCTGAACCTGTCGCGCGAGCCGAGCTGGCTCGACCTCGGACATGACGTGTGCGCGCGCGTCGCTCCCCTGACCACCTCGCTCATGGCCGCCGCCCGCAGTGATCCGGCAGTGGCTGCCTTGCCCGAGGGCGCGTCGAACGAGACCATCGCGGTCACCATGGCCAAGGCCCTGGCACGCCTGGTCGTGCTGGAATGGGAAGGGGTCGGCGACGCCGAGGGCGAGCCCGTCCCGGTCACACCGGAAGGCATCGACGCGCTGCTGGACATCCTGCCGATCTTCGAGGCCTTCCAGCTCCGCTACGTGTCCAAGGGCCTGTTGCTGGAAGCGGAAAAAAACGTCTCCGCGCCCTCGCCGAATGGCATTTCAGCGGGGGCGACCAGTATTGCCGATCCTGTCGCGGCACCTGCAGCGAATGCCCCGCCGTCCTGAATCGTCCGCAGACGATCGAAGGCTGGCAGGTCTGGGATCTCGCCAAACGGCTCACGGGGCAACTGCGCGCCGTCCCCGGTGCGGTCCTCGGCCTCGACATGACGGCCGCGCTCGCCTGCGCGCATGCGCTTGGAGTGGACACCCTCGTCTGCGCGGAACTGCTGCCCGAGGTGGAGGGCATGATGGTGCGCGGACTGAACGCGCAAATCAGGACTGATCAAGATGGCTGAGAAACGCATCTCCGTTCGCCTTGCCGTGGTCGGGGGGCGTGAAGTCCGGGCCGAGCTGCAGGGCATCGGCGACGCAGGGGAGCAAGGCTTCCGTCGGCTATCGCGGGAGATGGACGCCGCGAACAGCCGTGTCGCGGCATTCTATCGGCGCGTGCAGATCGCGGCTGCCGCCGCAGCGACCGCCTTCGCCGCGGGCGCTGCGGCCATGATCCGCTCCGGCCTTCAGGTCGTCGACGCACAGGCCAAGCTCGCCCAATCGCTCGGGACGACCGTCGAGAGCATTCAGGTTCTCGAACGAGCCGGCGAATTGGCCGGCGTGTCGATGTCCGGCATCGAGCAGGCGACCAAGGACCTCACGCGCCGCCTCAGCCAGGCGGCCGCCGGGACCGGTCCTGCCGTCGCGGCGCTCGAACGGCTCGGGCTCTCGGCCTCGGCCTTGCTGGCCCTGCCGCTGGATGAGCGTGTCGGTCGTATCAATCAGGCGATTGAAGACTTCGTGCCCGCGGCTGAGCGTGCAGCGGTCGCCGGGCAGCTGTTCGGGGAGGAAGGCAGCATCGCCATCTCCCGGATCGACACGGCGACCCTCCGGCAGGCGACACAGGACGTTCGCGATTTCGGCGTGGTCGTGTCCGAGCAGGACGCCGATCAGATCGAGCGGACGAACGATGCGATCTCTCGCCTTGGTCTGATCTGGCGCGGGCTGTCGAACCAACTCGCCGTTGCCGCCGCCCCGGCCCTCGAAGCCGTCGCCGACGCGCTGGCGGCAATCTCGCGCACGACCGGTCCGCTTGGTCAGGGCATTCGGCTCCTGTTCGACAACATCGGTCGGCTCGCCTCGACCGCTGCTGCCTTCGCCGCCTTCATCGCCGGACGATGGGTCGCCGGTATGGTTGTGGCCGCCGCCTCGGTTCGCGGTCTTGCCACTGCGCTGGTCTTCCTGCGCGGCGCGTTGATCCGAACCGGCATCGGCGCGCTCATCGTGGCAGCGGGTGAGCTGATCTACCAGTTCGGTCGCCTGGTGCAGGCGACCGGCGGCTTCGGCGCCGCGCTCGGCCTTCTGGGTGACGTGGCAGCCGAGGTCTGGGACAGGATCGGATTGCTGGCCGGCGTCCTGAAAGCGCGCATTGACGCCGCCTGGAGCGGCATTCAAGCGAGCATCGCCGACGTGCTGCAGGCGTCGCTCGAGGCCGTCGTCGCCTTCGGCAATCGCACCATCGGGACGTTTCAGGGCGCTTTCGATGCGATGGTCGTCATCTGGAGCAACCTGCCTCGGGCGATCGGCGATCTGACGATCCAGGCGGCGAACGCGCTGATCGCCGGGCTGGAGTCGATGCTGAACGGCGCGGTCGACGGCATCAACGCGCTCCTCGAAGGCGTCAACGCGGGTCTGGCTGCGATCGGCATCGAGCGGGCCATCGAGCTGGTGCCGGACGTCGATCTCGGCCGGATCGAGAACGAGTTTGCGGGTGCCGCGAGCCAGGCTGGCAACGCCGCGCGTGATGCCTTCGCCGCCGCGTTCGAGACGGACACCTTCGCGGCACCGGATTTCGGTCTCTCGGCTTTCGCCGAGGATGCGCGCGCTGCCGCCGACAGTGCACGAGAGACGGCGACGGCGCTGGGAGAGCTGGCAGGCGCGCCCCTCGCGTCCATCGCGGCGCTCCGGGAGGCCATGGCGGGCGCAAACACCGAAATCGACAACGCAGCCGGCGCGACGGAGCGTCTTGATGAAGCCTTCGCAGCCATCGGCGGCGCCGGAGGCGATGCCGCAGGAGATGGCGAAGGCTCGGCCGGTTCCGCCGCACGCGCCGCGGAAGCAAGCCGCGCCGCTGGTGAGGCGGCGGCAACGGCGGCCACGCAGGCAGCAACCCGCTGGGCGGCGGTTCGCGAGGAGCTGTCCCGCTATGCCAGCGAGGCGATGGACTGGGGCAAGGGTCTCGGCAGCGCTCTCACCAGCGCCTTTCGCAGCGCCGAGGACGCCATCGCCAGCTTCGTGACCGGCGGCAAGATCGACTTCAAGGCGCTCGCCGACAGCATCCTCGCCGACATCACCCGCATCGCGGTTCGTTCCGCGATCCTCGGGCCTCTGGCTAATGCGCTCGGCGGAGGCGGCGGCGGACTGCTCGGCGGCTTGTTCGGCGGCGGAGGCGGGCTGTTTGCCGGCATCTTCCATCAAGGCGGCGTCGCCGGGGGGCCCGCTCAGCAGCGGCTCGTCCCGGCATTCGCTTTTGCGGGTGCGCCGCGCTTCCACGACGGCGGTCTCGCGGGGCTTCGTGCCGACGAGGTGCCCGCGATCCTGCAGCGCGGTGAGATGGTGCTGTCACGGGCTCAGCTCGCCGCGATCGGCGCCGCACGCGAAACCCGGCCACCGGTCAACGTGGTGATGAACATCTCCACCCCGGACGCGGGTAGCTTTCGCTACGCCCAAGGGCAGATCGCCGCCGACGCCGCCCGCGCCATGGAGCGGGCGCGGCGTAATCTCTGACGGATCGACAGATGAGCGGCTTTCACGAAGTTCAGTTCCCGCCGGACATCTCCTACGGGGCGTCCGGCGGCCCTGGCTACTCGACCACCGTGGTGACAACGGTTTCGGGACACGAGCGGCGCAACGCCAACTGGGCCGCCGCGCGGGGCAAATGGAACGTGGCGCACGGCCTGAAGAAACGCGATCAGGTGGCCGCCCTCATCGCCTTCTTTCGCGCGCGGCGCGGGCGTGCCTACGGTTTCCGCTTCAAGGACTGGACCGACTATCAGGCGCTGGCCCAGCTGATCGGGCAAGGCGACGGCGTGACCAAGACGTTCCAGCTCGTGAAGACCTACGCGAGCGGCGGCGAGGTCGAGACACGGGTCATCACCAAGCCCGTTCCCGGAACGGTGAAGATCTACCGCGACGGCGTCGAGGCGGTCTCGGGCTGGAGCGTCAACACGGCGACCGGGCTCGTGACCTTCAACGTAGCCCCCGCATCCGGCGTCCAGGTGACGGCGGACTTCGAGTTCGACGTGCCCGTCCGCTTCGACAGCGATCAGATGGACCTCACGATCGAAACCTATCAGCTCGGCAGTTGGGGCCAGATCCCAGTGCTGGAGATCAGACCATGAAATCGACTTCGGCAGCCCTCGCGGCGCATCTCGCCGGACCGGTGACGACGCTCGCCACCTGCTGGCGCATCTCGCGCGTTGACGGCAAGGAGTTCTTCTTCACCGACCACGACCGCGATCTGTCGTTCGAAGGCAAGGTCTACAAGGCGAGTTCCGGCTATTCGCGCACGGCCATCGCCAACGATGCGAGCCTGAGCGTCGACAATCTCGACGTCGAGGGCGTCTTCGACAGCGCGTCAATCACCGAGGAGGAGCTGCGCGCGGGGCTCTTCGATCAGGCCGAGGTGCGGATTTTCCTCGTCAACTGGGCGGACCCCGCCATGGGCGCTCTTCGGATGCGCCGCGGCTGGTTCGGCGAGGTCGTGCTGACCGAGCAGGGCATTTTCCGGACCGAACTGCGCGGCATGACGCAAGCGCTGCAGCAACGCATCGGCGAGCTTTACAGCCCCGAATGCCGCGCCGATCTCGGAGATCTCCGCTGCAAGGTGCCGGTCAATCCGCCAGAAATCGGCCGATCGACGACGTACATCCTCGGTAACGTGGTGCGCGTGCGCACGACCGGAACGCCGGTCAGTTTCGCGCTGCCGATCGTCAACGGCAGCTTCGAGGCGGATGGCGCCGGCGACGGCTCCAGCTTCACGCCCACCGGATGGACGAAGGTGTCCGGCGACTGGGACGTGCACGACGCTAGCAACGGCGGTCTGTCGCCTGCGGTTGGCAGCTTCTACTTGGAAGGCGGAAGCTCAGCATCGGGGGAACTGACCCAGTCGCTCGACCTCCTCGTCGCGGGGCTGGATCCGCTGCAGATCGACGGCGACGCCTACCGGCTGGACGCATCGGTGAGCCGGGCGAATTCGTTCCCGGACGATCTGGGGCGGGTCGTCATCGAAGCGCTGGACGGCTCGTCGAACCTGCTCTCAACCCTTCTCGACACGGGCTTCGAGGTGATCCTGCCCGAAGACAGCTGGGTTCAGCGGGGCGTTTCGCAGGCCCAGTTGCCGGTAGGGACCAGGTTTATCCGCTTCCGGCTCCTGCACCAGCTCGCGGCCGGCAGCCAGTCGAACGCGGCCTTCGACGCCGTTGTGGCGACGATCACCGACACGACGGTATCGGTGCCGACTTCCGCTGATTTCGAGAACCGCGTCTATCGCTGCGTGACCGCCGGAACGACCGCATCCGAGCAACCGACCTTCGACACCATTGTCGGCGCGCAAACCGCCGATGGCGGCGCGGTGTTCGAGGCCGAAGAAGCCTGGAGCCGGTCGGGCGTCGTGACGGCAGTCATCGACCGGGCGGTCTTCAATGCCACACTCGATGAACCGCGAGCGGTTGATGGCTGGTTTGCTGGCGGTGTGCTGACCTGGGAGACCGGCGCCAATGCCGGTCGCTCCACCGAGGTCAAGGGCTGGACCCAAGGCAGCGGGCGGATCGAGCTGTTCCTGCCGATGGGATACGCGATCTCATCCGGCGACGCCTTCCGCGTTCATCCCGGCTGCGACAAGCGGCTCGACACCTGCATCGACCGCTTCGCCAACGTCCTGAACTTTCGCGGCGAACCCTACGTGCCGGGCCAGGATGCCATGATGAGCTATCCCGATGCACGCTGACCGCCCACCATCAGCGACCGCCACCGCGATCGGGGATCTGGCCGATGCGATCGTCGCCGAGGCCCGGACCTGGCTGGGCGTTCCCTGGCGCCACCAGGGGCGCAGCCGCGCCGGTGTCGACTGCGCGGGGCTCGTGGTCCTTGTTGCGCGGGCGCTCGAACTCGCCGACCACGACAGCACGGCCTATGGGCGCCGCGCGCAGGGACAGGGCTTCGTCGAGCACTTTCGCGGGCACCTGGACGGCATTGCCGTCACACAAACGAAGCCCGGTGACGTCCTCGTCTTCGCTGATCAGGCTTATCCCTGCCATTGCGGCTTTCTGACGGAACGGCTCGGACGGCCGCATCTCCTACACGCGCACGCCACGCGCAGGCAGGTGATCGAGGAACCCTATGCCGGCGAATGGCCGGCCAAGATCAAGTTCGCATTTCGCTTTCGCTCTCCCGGATCCTGACCTCGGGACTTTGTGTGTCGCGTTCTCGGACGCGAAACCGGTCCCCACTTTTGCTGAGAACGCTCAATGGCCATCCTCGTCGCAGTGGGCGGAGCCGCGCTCGGCTCCGCGGTCGGCCTCGGCTGGCAAGCCGGCTGGCTAGTCGGCTCGATGGTCGGCAGCCTCTTGTTTCCCGCCAAGGGGCAGAACGTCACCACCGAAGGCCCCCGACTCGGAGACCTGACCGTTTCCTCGTCCGCCTATGGCGCATCGATCGCCATCGGCTACGGCACCTTGCGCATGGCCGGCAACATGATCTGGTCCTCCGGCATCCGTGAGCAGCAGAACGTCACCCGGACCCGCTCGGGCGGCAAGGGCGGCGGCGGAGCCACCCAGACCTCGGTCACGTATTCCTACTTCGCGTCCTTCGCCCTCAGCTTCGGCGAAGGGCCGGCCGAGGACGTGCTTCGGATCTGGGCGGACGGCAAACTCATCTACGACAAGACCGGCGCGAGCCCCGACGTTGCCAAACCGGATCTCAAGTTCCGTTTCCATTCCGGGGCGGAGGATCAGCTGGCCGATCCGCTGATCGAAACGCACGTCGGCGCGGGCCGTGCACCCGCCCATCGGGGTCTTGCCACCATCGTCTTCGAAGATCTGGCGCTCGCGGACTTTGGCAACCGCATCCCCAACATCACGGCCGAGATCACCTACCAGCGGGCGGCGCAGCAGCCTTACCAGCTGCTCGATTTCATCACGACGGGCGAAGGCGGATATTTCGGGACCTACCAGATCGACGACCTGGCAGTCGATTGGCGGCGCGGATACGGCTACTTCCTGGACAGCGACGTCAACGCCGCCGAGGCCGGGATCCGCCGCTTCAGCCTCCGGACCATGAAGGAGGACCGCCAGGCGCGGATGACGGACATCACGGCCGTCGCGCCGAACAACTTCCCGAGCACGTTGTTCTGCGGTGAAGACGGCCACCTCTATGTCGTGACCGGATCGAGCAACTCACGCCCGATCCTGCGCATCGAACCGAACGCTCTCAAGGAGGTCGGTCGCTTCGGCTCCACCAGCAACGGCCTGACCAATTCGACCCTGCGGTTCGTCGCCACGACGTGGATGGGGATGGTTTCAGCCTACGGCCCCTCTGGCCGCGTTGACTTCGTTCTCACCGGATCGCTCTTCGACGATGTCGGACTCATCCGTGCCGACACCATGGGCTATGTCTGGGGCGCCGGGCAGAGCGTCACCGAGCCTCGCGTTCGGGGCGTCATTGGTGGTGCGGTCGGCGAAGGCTTCGGGGATGGCTGGATCCTCGGCAGCGGGACGAGCACGAACTATGGAAGCCTCGGCCTCTATCGCCTGCGGGTCTCCGCGCTGGCAGGGTACGACGGCCTCACCGGCCAATCCCTCGGCGTCACCTTCGAGAAGGTTGCCACCTTCGCAGCCTCGGATGTCGAGAGCGGCGCCACCGGCTTCTACGGCAGCGCGGGCGGGCTCACCTACGACACGACCGACGACAGCGTCATCTTTCAGGCGCGCATCTCGAACGGGGGATCGCCCGGCGCGATCTATACGCTGAAATGGCGCAGCGACACTGGCATCGTCTGGAAAACGGTCGTTCCGATCCAGATCAACTACGAAGGGCCCTACTACGGTCAGTGCCGCCTGCGCGGGCAGCGTTGGACGCTGATGCGGGGCACGCGCGTCATCCAGCTGGACACCGCCACGGGCGCTCTTGTTCTCAATGAGATCTGGCCGGGTGCGGTCAGCGAAGGCGGTGCTCAGGTTTACGATGCCGTCACCGACACGCATCTGGTCCGCGGCAGCCAGGGCTGGGCGAAGCTCTTCCTCAATCGCGGCGGCGGTGGTGGAGAGTCGCTCTCCGGCATCGTCTCCGACCTTTGCGCCCGTGCCGGCCTTGGTCTGTCCGATATCGACGTCGCCGATCTCGGGGCGACGGTTCCCGGCTATGTCATCGGGCGGCAGACCACCGTGCGGGGCGCGATCGAGCCGCTGGCGCAGGCCTATTTCTTCGACGCTGCGGAAAGTGACGATGCCCTGCGGTTCCGGACGCGGGGACGACCGCCCGCCGCGACGATCGACGCGGATCTTCTGCTGCCGCTGGATGAGCGGACCGGCGAAAACTGGCGTGAGCGTCGCACGCAGGAGGTCGAGCTTCCCGAGCGGGTCAGCGTCGTCTACATGGATTGCGGCGCCGACTACCAGCAGGGCACGCAGAGCGAAAAGCGCACATCCCTGCCGCTGCCGACCATGCATTCGCGCAACCAGTCCAGCGTAGAGCTGGCCCTTGCGCTGGACGCGACGACGGCCAAGCAGATCGCGGCCAAGACGCTCTACAGCGCCTGGATCGAGCGCAGCGCCTACGAAGCAGAGCTGCCGTCCGACTGGCTGCGCCTCGATCCCACCGATGTCGTGGACGTGGTCTTTGCCTCGGGCTCGACCTTCCGGACCCGTATCACCCGTCTCGATGTTGGGGCCGATTTCTCGCTCGCGGTGAAAGGGGTTTCGGAGGCTGCCGCCACCTACGTCTCCAACGTGGCTGCCGATGGTGGCTCCGGCAGGCCAGTCCAAATCGTCGGCAGTCAGGCCGCGACGCGGCTGATCCTGCCGGACTTGTCCCTGCTGCGCGACACCGACGACACCGGCGGGTCGGGGTCGCGGGTCTACTACCTCATGGGCGGCTTTGGAGGCCCGGGCTGGCCCGGCGCCTCTCTCTACCGGAGCGCCGACGGCACGGCGTGGGCGCAGGTCGGTCGATCCCTGAGCGAGGCGGCATGGGGCGCCACGGCGAATGCCCTCGGCACGCCGACATCCCCGTTCGCGACCGATGAGACGAACAGCCTCACGGTGTTCATGACCACCGGCGGCGAACGGCTGGAGAGCGTTACACAGGACTCGATGCTCAGCGGCGCCAACGCGGCCCTCGTCCTCAAGGCGGGCGGCGAGCCCGAGATCATCCAGTTCCGCGACGTGGCGCTGAACCCGGACGGCTCCTACACCCTGTCCGGGCTTCTGCGTGGCCGACGTGGCACCGATGTCTTCGTGGACGGACACGAGGCCGGCGAGTTGTTTGTTCTCCTCGACCCCGACGATGTCGAGACCATGGTCACATCGCTCGGCGATCTCGATCTCCCCCGGTCCTGGAGAGCGGTCGGCTTCGGCACGATCTTCGAGGATGCGGAGACGCTCGTCGCCAGCCATACCGGCCGGGACCTCAAGCCCTACGCGCCCTGGAACGTGCAGGCGGCTCTGACCGGCAGTCCGGCCGACATCAGTCTCTCGTGGGTCCGGCGGACCCGGATCGGTGGCGAGTTGAAGGACGGGACCGGCCTCGTGCCGCTCGGCGAGACCTCCGAGGTCTACGAGATCGACATCCTCTCCGGCCCGGGGGGCGCGGTGAAGCGGACGCTCACCGCGACGAGCCCAAACGTCGTCTACGCCAATGCCGACATTCTCGCCGACTTCGGTGCGGTCCCGTCGTCCATGACCGTCGCCGTCTTCCAGATCAGCGCCGTCGCGGGCCGCGGCTTCCCGCGCACCGTCACCTTGGAGATCAACTGATGCCCAGCCCCAATCTGGCCGTGACCCATGTCGCGGCCACCCAGAACCAGAAAGAGGTCACGATCAACGACGCGGTCGATGCCCTCGACAACGCTATGAACCAGGTGCTGTCGGTGGCGATGGCCGACGCCAACCTGACGCTGACGGGTACCCAAGCCAACCGGAACGGCCTGATCATCCTCACCGGTACGCTGACGGCATCCCGGACCCTGACGCTGCCCGCCAATCACCGGCGGCTCGCAATCCGAAACGCCACCAATGGCGGCCAGGACGTCCGCGCCAAATACGCGGGCTCCGGCGCGGAGGTCGTCATCGTTCCGGGCGCGACGGTGCTGGTTCAGGGCAATGGCGGCGATCTCTACGGGGTCGGCGGCGGCGCTGGCGCGCTGGGTGATCTCACCGACGTCTCCATCGCCGGCGCCGCCAATGGCGACGTCCTCCAGTTCGATGGAACCGCATGGGGCGCCACGGGCTTCGGCATCTTCAACCGGGCTCTGCTGCCCTTCCGGGGCGCGCTGCTGCGACGCTCGACCAATTTCAGCGTCGCGACGACCGGCGCCTACGTCGCTGTGCCATGGCAAAGCGCCGAATACGACAGCGACGCGTTCTGGGATGCCGGTCAGCCCTCGCGTCTGACCGTTCCCGCCGGGGTCACCAAGGTCCGGATCGTCGGCAACATCGAGTGGCAGACCTCGCCGACCAGTCAACTGGTCGAGGTGCGCAAGAACGGAAACAGCGTGCCGGGCGGCGGGTCCTTCATCGTGCGCGGCGACAGCGGCTACTCCAACCAGATGCGCAATCTATCGAGCGCGGTCCTGCCGGTATCGACGGGCGACTGGTTCGAGCTGGCCGTCTATGTCGGCGCGGCCGGGGAGCTGCGCGGCCTCGAGCGCACGTGGCTGGCAATCGAGGTCGTCGAGACTGCGGATGCGGCCGATCCCCCGGCCGACATCAGCGGCTACAAGGCCGGGCAGCCCGCAGCGGACGAGGTGATCGCGCGGGTGCCGGTGGCGCGACGCACCCGGCTGAAGATCGATCTTGCCGGAAGCCATGCCAGCGCCGAGGCCGCGGCAACCGCCCAGACGGATTTTGACATCCGGGTCGATGGCGTGAGCAGCGCCACCATGCGCTTTGCCGCCGCCGCCACGAATGCCACTTTCATCGCCGCCAGCGAAACCGTGCTGGAGCCCGGCCAGGTGCTTAGCGTGGTCGCGCCATCGACGCCCGACGCCACCCTCGCCGGGATCGGGTTCACGCTGGCCGGCTCGCTGGTCCTCTGATCACTCCCGGATTGCGTCATGGACAAGGAACCAGACAGCGGTGCGCTGATCGCGCTGCCGGCCGCCGAGTTTGAAGCGCTGCTGGAGCGGGCGGCCGAGACGGGCGCGCGACGCGCCCTGCATGAGGTCGGCCTCGATGGCCAGGATGCCGCCGAGGACATCCGCGACCTTCGCTCGTTGCTCGCGGGCTTCCGCCTCGCGAAACAGACGGCCGTCCAGACCGCCGTGCGGCTGATCACCACCGGCGTCCTGCTCGCCCTGATGGCCGGCATCGCCATTAAGCTGAAGCTCTTCGGGCCGACGCCTTAA